TATGCAAATACGGCTCATGTTGCACTGAGATTTAGTGCAAAACAGTTTCCTAGAATACCCAAGAGGGTGTTTCGTATTAGAGGACGAAAAGTAAAAATACCACATAATGCAACAGTCGATTTACAAACTGGTGCGATTTCTTATGCTGGTACATTTAATGGAACTTTTAAGACAGATAAAGAATGGACCACAGATCCAGCTTGGATACTTTATGACCTATTAACAGAAACAAGAGCAGGCTGTGGTATTCCAGAAGCAAATCTTGATAAGTTTACTTTCAAGACAGTTAGTGAATATTGTGGTGAATCAGTTGATGCTGGTAATGGTGATGGCAGTACTGAACCAAGGTTTAGTTGCAACGTAAACATAACACAGCAAGTCGAGGCCTACACCTTAATTAATAGTCTTTGTTCTGTTATGCGTGTAATGCCATTTTATGCTGCTGGTGGTATTGCCATATCACAAGATGCACCAAAAGATGCAAGTTATATTTTTACAAATGCTAATGTTACTGAATCGGGATTTGTATATACAGGAGCAAGTTTAAAAACAAGACATACAGTAATTAATGTAAGCTATTTTGACATGGTTACCCAAGAAGTAGATGTCGAAACTGTTGAAGCTGATGCAACAACCCAAGCAAAATATGGAGTTGTTATAAAAAATATAAAAGCGTTTGCTACAACAAGTCGCAATCAAGCCAGAAGATTAGGCCGTTGGTTTTTATATAATGAACAAAATGCTGGGGAAAGTTGTTCATTTACAACAACTGCCGCTGCAGGTGTGCTGGTACGCTGTGGTGATGTTATAGAAATATCTGACAGACTAAAAGCTGGTGTAAGACGTGGTGGTCTTTTAAGTAGTGTTACAAGTACAACTGTCGTTGTATTAGATGATTCAACAAACACAAATATTCCAGCCTTAAGTGAAAGTCCAACAATTTCAATTATTTTGCCTGATGGTTCTTTAGAACAAAAAACAATAAGTGGTATATCAGGAACAACTATAACTGTATCATCTGCATTTAGCACAGCACCAAATCAACACGCGCCATATATTTTAGAGACTTCAAATTTACAAACGAGTACTTGGAGAGTTGTTACTGTAAAAGAAAACGAAGATAAAACTTTTACAATAACTGCTTTATCACATAACACAGAGAAATATGCTTTTGTAGAAGATGGCACTGCAATGCCAACTAGAAATATAAACAACTTAACTGTTCTTCTCGGTCCAGTTGAGGGTTTAAGGGCAGAAGAGAGAATAGTAACAATTAATGAAAAAGCTGTTAGTAAAATAATTATTGATTGGCAAACTCAAGATAATGCTAATAGATATGAAGTTCATTACAGATTTGAAAATGGTGCTTTTCAAATAATAGAAACAATTTCAAGTGATGCAGAAATATTAAATTCAAATGCAGGTCGTTATGAAATTAGGGTTTTTGGTTTTAATGGAAACAACGTACCAGCATTAAATCCAGCAACAATAACTTTTGACGCTGTTGGTAAAACTGCGCCACCCTCTGATATAACAAACCTTACGTATGAGCCTATATCAGATAAAGAGATAAGACTTAGATGGGACGCTGTTCCGGATATTGATGTTCGAGCAGGCGGACGTATTCACATTCGCCATACACCAAAAACAGACGGAAGCGGTACTTTTTCAGATGCTACTGATTTGGTTTTTGCCTTAAGTGGAGCATCTACAGAAAAAGTTGTACCTTTATTAGAGGGTGAGTATATTCTTAAAACGCAAGACGATGGAGATAGATTTAGTACAGGTGAAACTTCACTTGTCATAGATTTACCAGATGCACAACCAAAATTATTAGTTCAATCAAGAAGAGAAGATCAAGACAGCCCTAAGTTCCAAGGCACAAAAACTAATGTTGGTTTCGACTCTGGCACAAATTCTATAAGTTTAGCTGGAACTGGTAATTTTGACGATAGTACAGATATTGATTCAGAAAACTCTATTGATGACATAGGTGGGGTATCTTCAACTGGTACTTATTTATTTAATGAAACTTTAGATTTAGGGGCAGTTTTTAGTCTTGATTTAAGAAAGCATATTCAAAGTGATTCTGTTTATTCATCTGATCTAATAGATTCAGTTCTTGATATTGATGCAAGGCAAGATTTTGATGGCACTTCAAGCACTGACACAAACGCAGAAGTTTTTGTTCAGAGTTCACAAGATGGTGTAAGTTATTCTGGTTTTCAAAAATTTGCAAATGGCACGTTTAAAGGAAGAACATTTAAATTTAAATGCGTATTAACAACAAAAGATACTAACCAAGACATAAGAGTCAGTGAACTTGGTTATATTGCAGAATTTCAAAGACGTATAGAGCAAAGCACAACTACGATTGCGTCTGGTGCTGGGGCTAAATCAATAACATTTAATAATACGTTTTTTACAGGCACGAGTGCTTTATTAGGTGCAAACTCTAACCCGCCAGCAATCGGTATCACTGCATTCAATATGGCATCAGGTGATTTCTTTGAGCTTTCCAGTATCACTGGAAGTGGATTTACTGTACATTTTAAAAACAGTTCTGGTTCGTCAATAGATCGAAACTTTAACTTTACTGCTATTGGTTTTGGTAAAGGTTAATATTTAGGATATACTAAGAAAAAAGTTGGTTTACTATGTCAAGAGTCGATAATACTGGTGGGTCAGGCTTTACAGTTGATAATGGTACTGGACTTGTTGTAAGAACAAAATTAAATCAAATAATTGCTGCACTTAGTACTTTAAATCAAGGTTCAGGCGATCCTTCGATTGGTGTTGCAGCTTATGTTCCTCATATTGATGGCGATACCTTAAAAATTAGAAACTCTGCTAATAATGCTTTTGTTACTTTAGGTGATGTAAGTGCAACGAACTTTGGTCATGCTGGATTATCGGCAGCCAATACTTTTACCTCAACAAATATTTTTCAAGAAGATGTAACTTTTGATGGGGCTACCGCTGGTCGTGATGTTGTTTTTGACAGGTCAGATAATGCTCTTGAGTTTGCTGATAATGCAAGTGCAGTTTTTGGGGCTGGTTCTGATTTAACCATCACGCATGATGCAACAGACAGCACTATTACAAGTGCAACAAACGATTTAAAAATTACCAGCAATGGTGATGACCTTATTCTTGAGGCTGAAGATGACGTAATTATTAGAGACAATGGCGGTTCTAATATTTTGGCACAGTTTATTAATGGTGGAGCCAATGAACTATATTTTTCGGCTACTAAAAAATTTGAAACAGCTAGTGGAGGAGTAAGTCTTACAGGAGGGGCAGCGGCTAATATACAAGGAGTTAACTCTTCATCAAATACCACCACTTTAGATTTTGCAACTGCTTGTCATTTTGTAGTAGGAGATACAAGTGCAGATCCTGTTGTTCTAAAAGAAAATACAACTATCGCAGCACCAAGTAATCAGGCAGTAGGTCAGGCAGGTTCAATATTCATAAAGCAAGACGGCACTGGATCTCGTACAGTTTCATTCGCTACAGCGTTTAAATTTGCAGGTGGTTCACCTCCAACCTTGTCAACTGCGGCTGGGGCGGTTGATCGTATTGACTATATTGTTTTTGCATCAGGAGATATTCATGCCGTAGCTTCATTAGATGTTAAGAGAACTTAAATGCCGTTTTATGATGCAATAAGAATAGGATCATCTGCTGTCTCAGATACAGCTTTTACAGTAGATCGTAGTTTAAGGTTTAATGATGGCGATAGTGCATATTTAAGCCGAACTCCTTCAAGCACTAGCAACAGAAGAACTTGGACATTTAGTGCATGGGTTAAACGCTCCAATATTACAACTGGAGCTTTTCAAACCTTATTTGCAGCTAATGACAGTAGTAATTATGGTTTATATGGCACATACATCTGGTTCACTACTACTGACACTTTGGCTATTTCTATAAATAGTGGTATTTATTATTTACAAACTAATGCAGTATTTCGAGATGCAAGTGCTTGGTATCATGTGGTCGTAAATATTGATACAACAGATCCAACTTCTAGTAACAGAATGAAGATTTATGTAAATGGTGTTCAAGAAACTTCTTTTGCATCTTCAACTTATCCAACTCAAAATTTAGATTCATCAATAAATTTAAATCAGCAACACACTATTGGAGGTAGACGTTATACGTCAATAGATAATTATTTTGATGGATATATGGCAGAAGTTAATTTTATTGATGGGTTTCAGTATGACCCATCATATTTTGGAGAAACGAATGCAATAACAGGTCAATGGATTCCTAAAAAATATACAGGAAGTTATGGAACAAATGGATTTTATTTAAATTTTTCAGACAATTCTGGAACAACTGCAACAACACTTGGCAAAGATTCAAGCGGTAATGGCAACAACTGGACACCAAATAATTTTGTAACTGGTGATGCTGTAAAAGATACTCCAACAAATAATTTTTGTACATTAAA